GGCAACGCTGCTGCAGCGGGGGCGCCTGCCGGGGTCGCAGTCTCGACGGTGCTGGCGTCTACCGTCGGCAACGCTGCTGCAGCGGGGCTGCCCGCTGGCGTCGCAGTCTCGACGGTGCTGGCGGCAACCGTCGGAAATGCTGCGGCAGCAGGGCTAACGGCGAGCCTTGGCGCCGGCACGATCGTTCAAGCCGCGGTCGGCAACGCCACCGCGGCAGGCGCTACTGCGGCTGTCTTTGCCGCCACTGCGGTTGCGTGCGCCACAGGCGCGGCTAGCGCCAGCGCCCCCTCGGCAGTAATCGGCGTCGAGGTGCGGTTGGCCTTCACGCCGGGGGCTGCAACCGCCGCAGGGGCCGGTGCGCTGGTCGGCGTGCAAACACGGCTCGCCGCGGGTGTCGGCGCGGCAAGCGCGGCGGGGGCGGCGGCGCAAGTCAGCGTCTCGACGCAGATCGGAGCGGGTGTCGGGGTTGCGGCAGCAGCGGGGCTGCCGGCGAGCTTGGCGCAGTCGACCACGGTCGCTGCGTCGCCTGGCGCGGCGACAGCCGCCGGCGCGCCGGCGCTGTTGAACGCCGGCACGCTGATCTATGTCGGCAACTCGCTGACCTCTGCGGCGGGCCTCGCGGCGGTGGTAAGGGACAGGGGTCGGGGCGGCGCGCCAGGGGCGCCGCGGTCTGCGGTCGCCTCTCACGCACGCCCGCCGGCAGTGTCGCGCTCGCGCCCTACGCAATCCTCGATGATCTGAGAAATGGCATACACACGACTTTTCGGCCCGGCCATTGAGCCCGTGACGGAGGCGTACGCGCGGGAGCACGCAACGCTGGACTCCAGCCTCTCCACCGGGCTGTTGACGTTGTACTTGAAGGCCTCGCGCGCCACGGTCGAGCACGCTCTCGGTCGGGCGGTCATGTTGCAGACGTGGGAAGCCACCTACGACGTGTTCACCGACGCGCTGAAGCTCACGATGCCGCCGGTGCAGTCAGTCGTCAGCGTCAAGTACTACGATGTGAACGGTTCTCTGCAGACGATCGACCCCGCGAACTACGTGCTCGACGACCGCACGCTCCCTGGCTGGGTCGTCCCGGCAGGGACGTACTCATGGCCGGCTACGCAGGACCGTATCAACGCGGTGATCGTGCGGTTCACGTGCGGGTGGACGGACGCTGGCGACGTGCCTGACGAAATCAAGCACGCGATCCTGATCGGCGCGGCCGACGCGATCGACAACCGGGAGACCGTCGACCGCAGTGGTCGTCTCGCCACTGTCCCCTTGTGGGACGGCTTGCTGGACCGCTGGCGCGTCCACTGGAGCGCTTGATGGTCGCCGCAGCACGTCTGTCCGACCGAATCAGCCTGCAGGTGAAGACCGTCACCAAGACCGCGTCGGGTGACGTCACAGAAAGTTGGGGAACGCTTGCCACGGTGTGGGCAGAGCGCCGCGACGCTCGCGGCACCGAAGACTACCTCGGGCAGGCTTTGCTCGCGCAGGTGGACGCGGTGTTCCTCATCCGCGCGATCGAAGGGGTGACGCCCGCCGGCAGGCTTGTCCACGGCACGACTGTCTTCGATATCGTGCGGGTCTCTCGCGTCGGCAACAAGCTCCGCTTCCTTGAGATCTTCGCGAAGACAGGAGTTCGAGATGCCCGTTGAAACGCGCGTAACGATTCAAGGCTTGGATGAGCTTGCTCGAGGTCTGCGCGGCATGACGCGCACGCTGCAGCGCAAGACGCTGAAGAAGCCGTTGTACGCGGGAATGGAGCTCATGCGGCAAACGATCGCCGGCGTCGCCCCCGTGCTGAACACCAGAAAGCGTGGCGGTGCGTGGATGAAGCGGAACCGCGCGCGGCGAGTCGGGATGGTGCGCCGTTCGGTGAAAACGATGTGGTCGCGGCTGCAGGTCAAGCGCGGCGACGTCGGGGTGTGGGTCACTGTCATTCGCCCGAAGACGACAAAGCGCGCGATCAAGGAAGGCGGAAGCCGCAAGCTGGCTGTCAACGCCCGTCGTCGTGGCGGTTTCGGCCTGATTCGAAAAGACGGCGCACCAGGCGCGACGTACTTTCCCAACGACCCGTTCTACTTCAGGTTCCTTGAGCAAGGCACGAAGCACATCCCGAGGGAGCGCTACCAGTTCATCGGCCGTATCGCGTCCGGCGCGCAAGGCAACGCCACGATGACGAGATTCGTGCGCGAAGCGATCACCGCGATCAATGCGCTGAAAGTGTCTGAGATCAAATGAGCGCCGAGACAAACGTCTACGACCTGCTGCGTACAAACGCCGCGCTCTTGGCGGTGCTTGGCGGGCAAGAGCGGGTGTATCCGCAAGTGATCTTCGCGCCCGAGGACGGGTCTGCGCCGCCGCTGCCTGCGGTGGTCTACTCGCTCGCGGAGACAGAGGAGTTCGCGGACCTGTACGGCACGGTTCAAGTCGGCCGCCACAGGTTCGAAGTTCAAGCATGGAGCCGCACGCGCGATGAAGCGGACGCGGTGCTGTCGGCGTGCCGCGCTGCGCTTGCCGCGGCCGGCATCCCGATCGTAATGCGAGCGTCCACCTTCGATACCGACGTCGGGCTTCACGCAGCAACTCTCGCTTTCGACTACTGGGCATAGCTGCGGCGTGCTCGCATCCAACCCCGCTTCGGCGGGGTTTTTGTTTTTTGACAGGAGCTTCAGATGGGAATCGAAGTCGGCCGGCAAGTACGGCTTGAGTACGGCAGCGCCTTGGCCGCCGCCATGAGCGTCACTGGCATCAGCAAGGCATCCGCCGCAGTCGTGAGCGGGACGGGCTTTACGGTTGTGGCCGGGGACTTCGTTTATCTGGGTGAAGTCGAAGGCATGACGCAACTGTCGTACGTCGTCGCCCGTGTCGCCGCTTCGCCGGCGCCGGGCGCCACCTCCTTCACGCTGGAGGGCATCGACTCGACGAACTTTGGCACGTGGACGGCGTCCACCGGGGTCCAGAAGATCTCGACGTGGTCTACCATCTCCGCGGCGACCAGCGTCGACTTCGGTTCCGGAAGCGTCGAGTCGCTGGACGTCACCACGCTGCTCGACGCAGCCAGGCAGAACACCGCTGGCCTGCTGTCGCGCGCGGACGTGACGGTCAGCCTCTTCGCGGACTACGCCGCAGCCGCCCAGACCGCGATCAACGCGGCGGCCCTCGCAGGCACCATCACGACTTTCCGCGTCACCAAAGCGTCTGGGCACAAGCGATGCTTCTCCGGCATCCCGTCGGAGATCGGCGAGTCGCTGAACGTCAACCAGCCGATCTCGGGCAGCTTCACCATCGTGCAGCGGTCCAATCGCACCGTGACGTATCTGACCTGACGTGAGCAAGCTCTCAAAGCAGATCCTCGCGGCGAGGGAGTCGCAAGTACCGGTCGGGGAATGGTCGTTCACCATCCGCCGGCCGGACGCCATGCGCTCGATGACGATGGCCGGCCTGGACGGCAACGCACTTGCGGATCTGATCCTCGGCGAGTGCGTTGTAGGTTGGCACAACGTCCTCGAGCGCGATCTGATCGGCGCAGGCGGCAGCGATCAGCCGGTGCCGTTCGACTCCGAGGACTTCGTTACGTGGTCGCGCGACAAGCCCGAGATCTGGTCGCCTATCGTGGACGCGGTGGTCAACGCCATGCAGGAGTGGTCAGCGCGCGTTGCGGAGTCCCGAAAAAACTAACGCAGTTCCTCGAGTGGCAGGCGCTCCCGCCGGAAGAGCGGGAGGGCGAGGAACTGCCGGAGTTGCCTGCGGAAGCGCGAATCGCTCAGCACATCTGGAACATGCTGGGCGGGGCCGAGTGGGCGGGCTTCGAGTTGGCTTGCGACCTGTACGGAGTGCGTGATCCGCATGCGATGGCGCTGATGCTGGCGGCCATCCGGGACGCGCAGCACGAACTGTCTGAACGGAACAGGAGGTAGTCTTGGCACACGCCGCGCTTGTCGTCGATCTAACCGCAAGGCTGACCAGCCTTCAGCAGGGGCTGGACCGCGCGGTGCAGATCTCCAACAGGTCGGCAAAGCAGATCGAAAGCGCCTTCTCGTTCGGCGGAGCGGCAAAGGCGGGAGCCGGCTTCTTCGGAGCGCAACTCGGCCTGGAAAGCGTTCGTGCCTCTCTCGTCAAGGTCAAAGACCTGAGCGATGAGTGGACGCGAATCAGAGTGCTGGTGGAGAACGTAACGCGCTCGATCGGCGAGGCTGAGCGCGCGCAGCGCGGGCTGTACGAGGCGGCGCAGGCGACGCGGCAGAACTTCGGGGAACTGTCGCGGTCGTATGCGTCGTTCGCCCGGAATTCGGACCAGCTTGGGATTTCCTCTGACGAGGCGGTGAAGCTGCAGACCACTGTCGCGCAGGCAATCGCTCTCTCCGGAGCCCGTGCGGATTCGGCTGCATCCGCGCTGGTTCAGTTCGGCCAAGGTATCGCCAGCGGCACGCTTCGCGGCGAAGAGTTGAATTCGGTGCTGGAGCAAACACCGAAGCTCGCCAAAGCGCTCGCGGATGGGCTCGGGGTGCCCATCGGTGAGTTGATCAAGATGGGCAAGGAGGGCGAGCTCACCGCAGACAAGATCATCAAAGCGCTTCAAGCAGTCGCGCCGCAGATTCAGCGTGAATTCGAAAAAGTCACGCCAACCATTGCTGACTCGTTCACCGCGCTGAACAACGCGCTCGGCAATGTTCTGAACCGGTTCAACGAGGTGATCCCGGTAGCGACTGCGCTGTCGAAGATCATCCTCGGCGTCGCCTCGGCGCTTGACAAGATCGTCGAGTTTTCGCGCTTCGACCCAACGGTGGCCGCGCGCAACGTGAAGTCGTTGAACGACTTGCAAGTGTCTCGCGAGCAAGCAAACATCGCCCGGCTTGAAGAGGACACGAACATTCCTGCAGACCTGCGCGAGCGACAGCTAGCCCAAGCCCGGTCGCGATTGGCTCGCGCGCTCGCAGCGTCTGTTGCAAGCGCAGATCAACTTGGTGAGCGAGGGCTGCTTCCCGACGGAACGCCCCGTCCAAACTTTGCCGACCTCGACAGAAAGATGGCGGAGCGGTACGCCAAGCAGAAGTCCGACGCAGCCGAGGCTGCCGGGGCTGTGGCTGCCGAAATGGCTGGGATCAGCAAGGCGTTTGAGGCGAACGCGGCGAAGATCCGAAACGCATTTGAAATGGGCGTGTATGGCGACCCTACCGACCCGAAGACGCGCGCAACGTACGAGCAGTTGATCACTCAACTGATGAAGAAGTCAGGCTACTTCCCGGACAGCAAGAAGGTCGACAAGGAAGACCCTCTCAAGGACGTCATCAAGGACGCAGAGCGTCGCGATGCGGATCTTGAACGCATTCGTGAGAAGGTTCTGTCCATCGTCGACCCGGCGCGCAAGCTGCGTCAAGAGCTCGACGAAATCAATCGGCTTGAGCGCCTCGGAGCCGCAGGCGGAATCACGTCAGAGCAGGCGGCTATCGCCCGTATCGATATCCTCAACGAGATCGCCGACATCGAAGCACGTACTGCGCGGGAGCGCGCCAACCAGGCGGAGCCGCTCAACGAGGTTCGTGAATCTCTCGACGACTACCTCCGATCGCTGCGCGTTGAAGCGGACCTTCTCAACTCGTCCGAGCAAGAGCGCGCTGCGCGACTCAAGCTGCTGGAGTTTGAGAAGAAGGGGCTTGAAGAGGGCTCTGCCGAGTGGGAGCGCTATCGCGTATCCATTGTGGCGGCCCTCAACACACAGCGGCTGGCGCAGATCGACCAGCAGAAGGGCGGCGCTTTCGACCGCAGGACAAGCGACCTGCAGCTTGCGGTGGCTGACTTCAACCGGCAACTTGAGGCCGACGGCAGCCCAGAGAACCTTGCACGCCTGCAGCAGCAGTTCCGTGACCGCGCTGCGGTCATCCTTGAGCTAACCCAGGTCGCGAAAGACGAAGTCTTCAAGCTCGGCGAGGCTTTCCAGTCTGCGTTTGAGAAGGCAGTCGTCCAAGGCGGAAAGCTGTCGGACGTTCTTCGCGGGCTTGCGCAAGACATCGCCACACTGTACTTGCGGCAGCAAATCACGGGGCCGCTCGCGAAAGCGATCAACGACGTTTCGACCAGTTCTGGCGGCGACACGCTATTCAGCCTCTTCCGTGGCTTAGTAGGCTTTGCGAATGGCGGTCAGCCTCCAGTGGGCGTGCCGTCTATCGTCGGAGAGCGAGGGCCGGAGATCTTCGTGCCGAAGACCGCTGGCACCATTGTCCCGGCCGGAAAGTTCGGCGGCGGTGTGACGGTCAATCAGGTCGTGAATGTCGGCTCGGGCGTCAACCGCAACGACGTGGCCGCGGCCATGCTCGCCGCCAAGGAAAGCGCGAAGGCCGAGATCCTGCAGTCGATGCGCCGCGGCGGCGCGTACGCGGTGGCCTGAGATGGCAACGATTGCATGGCTGACCGACCGGCTGCTGTACCCGGCCAGTGTCGAGTGGGGCGAAACGCGCATCGTGCGCCGTAGCGGCGGTGGCCCGCTTGGCCCATCGGTGCAGACGATCGAGACCCCCTTCTCGCACCGGTGGACCTGCACGGTAACCCTGCGTCGCGCGGCCGCCTTCGCCGAGCGCGCGCAGCAAGAGGCGTTCGCTTCGAAACTGAACCTCGGGAACAACCGGACGTCGCTCTTTCACTTCGCCCACCCGGCGCCCTACGGGACGCTGCGCGGGGCCCCTACGGTTGCGTCCACCGCGGCCCAAGGAGCCACGTCGATCGCGATCACCACGACCGCGAATGCGACACTGAAGGCAGGCGACATGATCGGCGTCACGGCGGGCGGAGCGGCGCAGTTGCTGCGAGTCGCCGACAACGCGACGGCCAACGGCTCGGGCGCGATGACGGTGAGCGTCATACCCGCGCTGCGCGGCCAGGTTACCTCCGGCTCCGCGGTGGTTTGGGACAAGCCGACCGCGCTGTTCGTGCTGCAGGACGGCTCTTGGTCTTCTTCGTTTGAGCCCAGGAACGCCCAGCCGATCACGCTGCAGCTTCTCGAGGTGCTGGCATGAGAACGCTTTCGGCGGGCATGCAGACGGCGCTGGACGCTGCACATGTGCAGACTCTGCTCTTCGTGCAAGTCGACTTCACGTCCGGCACCCAGTACTACTGCAGCGCGGGCGCCTCGATCGTATGGAACGGTCAGACGTGGCTAGGCACCGGAGGGCTTGTCGGAATCGACCCGATTCGCGAATCGTCAGGCGTCGAAGCCGTTGGCCTGCGGCTGACGATGTCTGGTGTTCCGTCTGCTCTGATATCGCTTGCGCTTGGCGAGACAATCCAAGGCCGCACGCTCACGATCTGGGCTGCGGCGCTGGATTCGTCGAACGCGGTGATTGCCTCGCCGCTGCAGGTCTTCGCCGGGCGGGTCGATACGATGACGATCGAAGAGTCCGGCGACACCGCGAACGTGACCGTAACGGTCGAGTCTGAAATGGTTGGACT